GATGTTCAGGGGTAAGTGTGCGAGTTTGTCTGAACTCAAATATATTTGGTTGGGACTGAATGGACGTACAGAAGAACACTACCGCAAAGTACAACCAGAATGTTATTTAGATATTAAATTGGAGGAGGTAATATGATTAAAGGTAATAAGAATCAGTTGGCTAATGTTGGCAACAAGTTCCAAGGGAAAGCCAAGAAAGTATTGTGCATTTGTTCGGCAGGCCTCTTGAGGTCTCCCACAGTGGCTAACGTGCTACACAAAGAGTTTGGATTCAACACAAGGGCTGTTGGGGCTTGTAAACAGTTTGCCCTGATCCCCATTAGTCAAGCCTTGATTTGGTGGGCTGACGAGATTGTGTTTGTAAATGACGAAGCCTTTAGTGAGCTAGACCAAGAAGAGATGGATGAGATTACGGAAGTTGGTGTACGAGTAACTGTCTTGAACATTGAAGATGATTTTGAGTTTGGAGACAAAGAACTCGAACAGATGGCTCTTGTCCAGTACAACAACCATTGGAACAAACTATGAAACAAACAGGATATTCAATCTTAGACGAACGTAACCAGTGGAAGAGAGACTTTGAAAAAGGTTTCTCTCACCTCTGGCTTGATGAATATAGAAAGAACAGAGATAATCCATCTTGGCGTTCATCCCGAATGATGGAACAGCTTTGTGAATATATCCTGTATCTGGAGGAGATAGTAAATGAAAGTAAAAGAGTTGGTTGATATTCTTAGCAAGTTACCACAAGATGCTGTCGTGTGTGTTGAAGATGGTGAGGGTGCATTCTCCGACTTCAATCATTTTACAACAAGGGTGAATATTGAGGGAGTCTGTGTAGGTGGAAGTCAAGTAGATTACTATGTAATTCAAACTGAGGGCGATGAAGAATTGTATGAGAGTAGGTCGTATCCCCCAAAGGTGCGTAATATATTTATATCAACGAAAGTCAGGGAGTGGTTGAATAGTAGGGGTTATAGTGAATCTTTCGACCTAGATACAGATTTCTCTTATTGGGAACCCAGATTGACAGGTGGCACAGAGGCTGACAAGGCTATTTTCAAACAAAAAGCAGAAGATTATTGGAAGGAACTTTCGGAGTTCTTTGATATTCCTGTAGAAAAACTGAAGGTGATGAGTTTGGAGGATATAGAGTGAAAACCAAACGTAGTGGGTGGATGGAAGGATTGTTGCAAGCCGAAGAGTTTATCAAAGATGGTTTTGCTCCTTTGTGGGTTGAACAGGAGTATTTCTATGATGAAGAAAACGATTACAAACAAGGTGTATTTGATTACTTGAACTATTATGAAAATAATTTGAAGAATCTTAGTAAAAACTATTGACTTTTCAGGTTCTGTTTGGTATAATGGGTACATGAAATAGAGAAAGACTTATGGGGATGTAATGGCCGCGCCTTCTAAGCGAGTGGTGCATAATTGGATAATGTGTGTTCGAGTCACACCATCCCCGCAGATTCTAAAGTCTACGCGACCATCTTACTGTGTCCAGTAAATTGGTCTGATTGACAACACAGAGACACACTATGACAGAACAAGAAGAAATTGAAAACCTAATCAATTCCCTACGAAAAGATGACCACAGATACTTCATCATCCCTGACGATGAAATACACGAAGTAGAGTTTCGTTGGGAATATCAGTTTGAATCTATTACAGAAACAGACAGCATCTTCCGCAATATCCATCCAGATCGTTAATAATAACTTTTCCTATTTGCTAATCTCTCTTGACAAATAAGGATATTCGTGTTATAATTAGCATGTAAGACATTAAATTATTTCATAAGATATTCCCTCCAAAAACAGCAGAGCTGGATTTTACATCCTTTCCTCCTTTTAGCTCTGCTGTTCTCAGAAGCTACTCTGGTTTCCCTCCTCCAATTGGAGTAGTTTCGGGGAGACACCTAACAGGTGTTCTTCCTCATGCACATTGAAACAAAAGCCTACAGAGCGTACAGAGGGTGCTGGCCCTTCCAGCAACAGTGTGCAGCAGAAAGAACACAACAATTAAGAGAATAATAATATGAAAAGAGAATCCCCGATTAAAGAAGGGAATACCTTGGGTAAAGATCATAATACTCAAGCCAAGAAACGTATTCGTAAATCCAAACTTCGTAAGACACTAGAGAAACTTCAGTCTCTTGAACCACAATGTTTGATTAACATTGAGAAGAGTGTGAACGAACAACAAGTGGATAAAGAAGCTCTAGCTACAAGTAAGTGGGTGATTGGTACTATTGTCACAGTTACACGAGCTGCAACAGCAGAAGAAGCTGAAATCACTAAACTCCGTTGGGAAGGTGATAGGCTTGGTGAAGAGGAAGAGCAGGCTGCTAAAGAGGTTGAGGAGGAAGAAACTCCTAAGACAAGATTTAGCTTGCATGTTCTACCAACAAAGAATGACGTATAAACTGAACATAGGGTAGCCTGTGTACCAGCGTAAGCTGGGCGGTGTAAGCCGCATCTTCGCACTTTGCCTGGTGCCTGAAGAACGTGTATCTGGCGGTACACAGTGGAGAGGGAGAGCACTATGGTTCTCCGCACATACAAAGCAGGATAGAGTGGCTTGTATGTACTAATTTTATGGGCTGAGTTGATTACGTTGGGAAGTGGTTGACGTACAATCCGGTTGTGTTATAATTTTGTTTTAATAGTTTTGGTGAACCGTAAGTCCTCCTACAGAGTTGTCATTGACGGCTACGGAGGCGGGGCACTCCTTTACGATAGGAGTGAAAATGGATTATAAAAAGATTTATGACCAGTTGGTTGAGAAGTGTAAAGTTAGGGGTTTGGATAAATCTGTTCTTGAAGGCTACTTTGAGAAACATCATATTGTCCCGCGCTGTATGGAAGGAACAGACGATGAAGATAATCTTGTACTCTTTACGCCAAGAGAGCATGTTATTGCTCACAGGTTGCTTTGGAAAGCTTATCCTGACAACCACAGTTTAATGTGGGCTTATACAAGGACTGTAAATTCCCATAAAGGGCTTTTGACTTCCCGTGAGGTTGAAAAGGCAAAGATCACAAAAGCTGAGTTTATGAGCAGCCGCGAAGTTTCGGAAGAAACAAGAGAGAAAATTAGAAACACCCTTCTTGGACGTAAAGTTCCAAGGGATGTTGTTGAAAAGACACGTTCTAAAAATATCGGAAAGAAGAGAACAAAAGAAACATCCGAGAAGCTTAGTAAAAAGCGACAAGAGTTGCTTGCTAGCGGGTGGACTATGCCAGAAGATGCTAGGAAGAAAATAGGAGATGCTTCTAGAGGCAAGGAGCGTTCTGAAGAACATAAGGCTGCAATTTCCGCCTTCTTTAAAGGAAAACCAAAACCGGAGTCTTTAAGGAAGGCTACATCTGAGTATCAAAAATCTCTCCGACCTTGGCAGAAATCAGCAGCTATAGCAAGACCTGCTAGGGCTAAGGTTTGGAGAGAGGCTGATAGCTCATATCAGGTTTGGCTAGAACATAACAAGCCGAATGCGTGGGCTTTTTCCACCATTATTTCAAAAATACACGATACGGAATATAAAACATACCATTTTGACAAACTGATTGAGATGTTCAAAGAGGGTTGGATTCCAACAGAAGATAACCAGTGGTTGGAGTACAAGGAAAAGATAGAGAATGAGTGAACAACAAGTAATCGGGCCGTCGAGTCCCAAGCAACAGCTCATGCTCGTACAGACAGCTGATACGGCGATTCTGGGTGGAGCTATGGGGTCAGGGAAGAGTTACATTTCACTCCTTTACCCACTAAAGTTTGCAGATGACCCTCACTTCCGTGGGGTCATTTTTCGTAAAACTACAGGTGAAATTACAGCCCAAGGTGGTTTGTGGGAGAATGCTTGCGAGATTTACACCAAGATTTATGGTAATGCTGATGAGTTGAGGAAACAGGGTAAGAAAGGTGGCGTGAAAATCCACATTAAGGATTTGAAAATCACCTTCCCTTCCGGTGGTTCGGTTAAGTTTTCTTTTTTGGAATCATCTAAAGATTTGTTAAAGCATCAGGGTGCTGCTTATACATTTGTGTTGTTCGATAAATTTGTCGCCTTGTGTAGTGATACACATTGAATAACCTCTCTAATTCAGGGGAACTCTCCATCCACAGAGACAATCCTGAGCGAAGCCTAGAAATAGGAACGTGCAACGACCAGTCGAAAGACGTAAGTTCAAGTGAACTGAAACGGGAGGGAGCTTAGTTAATAAGTTCGTGATATGGTCTGAACTTCTATAGTGATATAGAGATGCAGGTAAAGCTGCTGGTCAAACTTAACGAGTTTGATTGAACATATTGGAAGCAACACATTTCTCGCTTGAAATGATTGAGTACCTAATCAAGCGTATGCGATCTGCGAGGGCTACGCACCAAAAGCAGATGGTACTTACCTGTAATCCCGACCCTGATTGGGAATGTTTAGAGTGGATTAAGCCCTACCTTACAGAAGATGGAACACCAGACCCAAGCAAAGACGGTAAACTTCGTTACTACGTTGTAGATAATGGGGAATACGTTTGGTCAGATAGTCGTGAAGAGTTAGAATCCATCTATGGTGCAGGCACAGATTCAGGTATACGGAGTTTTACTTTTGTAAGTGCGAATTGCATGGACAATATCCCGCTGATGTCCGCCGACCCCACCTACTTGTCAAATTTGAAAGCTCAACCTTATGTAGATGTTCAGCGTTACCTATACGGAAATTGGTTTGTAAGACCAACAGGAAGCTCTTTAGTTCGCCGTGAGTGGTTTGTTGAAATGCAAGAGGAGCCTGCTTGGACAGATATTGAAAAAACTGTTAGGGCTTATGATTTTGCTTTCACACGAAAAAGTGACAGAAACCCCTCTCCTGACTACACAGTATCAGTGAAAATGAGCCGCCTAAAAGACGGTAACTACTTTATCCACGATATTCGACAAACAAGGGTTCTCCCCGGAGAGTGGATGGAGTTCATCCTTGACGCTGCAATAGAAGATGGGAAGGGTGTAGATATTGTAATCCCACTTGATCCGGGCGCAGGGGCAAAGTTCTCAAACATGATTCTCGCTAAAGACTTGTCAGCCGCAGGTTTCTATGTCAAGCAACTGAGGGCACAAGGTAAGAAAGCAGACCGATTCAAGCCATTCGCCTCTATGGTAATGAATGGTGGTATGCAGATTCTTTCTAATTGTGGGACCGATTATGAGAACGGAGTTTATAACGACCTCAACTTCTTCTATAGACAATTAGAGGCGTTTGATGGGACTCGGCGCTCAGGTGAGCGGGGTCACGACGATTTGTGTGATGCTTGCTCTGATGCTTTTGAAGCATTAGCGTCAGGTATCAAAATACCCCTAATTTCACTCCCCTCTATGTCCAAAACAAATGAATTTCGTATTAACTAAAAGGAAATCCAATGGCAGAAGAAAGCCTTGACTTACAACCCGGAGATTCTGCCCCCGAACGACTACGACTTTCGGAAGTTGGCTTTACAGGGTTAAAACAGTTCGATGGAGTTATCGCAGAGGAAGCAAGGAAACAACTTCAATTCCCCAGAGCTAATAGAACATTTCAAGAGATGGCACAAGATGCCACTATTGCTTCAGCACTATCTCTGTTTGAAATGATGATTAGTAGGGTGGAGTGGCGAGTTGTTCCTCCTAAAGACCCTGACGAAGAAGAACAAAAGAAAACAACCTTTCTTGAACAGAACATGCACGATATGGAACATAGTTGGTTTTCCTTTATCAAGGAAGTTACCAGTATGTTTACCTATGGATATTGTGTTAATG